CAGGGCTGCAACTTGGGTGACTACTGTGGTCTGCATTTATTTTCCTTCAATCTCGTAGATCAGGGCATTGGCGTCATACATATCCGCCAGAAATGCCCGTTCGCAATGGCCGGGATTGCGCTGCCAGAAAAACACTGCGTCAATGATGCCCTCTCGCCTGCGCGCTTGCCTATGCATTCGCGCGCTCACGCTCTCGTTGGGGCCTGTTTTGGTCAGATCCCGCGCTGTCATCACGTTGGCAAGCTGCGACAGCGCCGATCCGATCATCACCACCCGTTGCATCATGCCCGCACCTGTGCCGCCGCCGTGAATAGCGCGTCCATTTGCTCCGGCGTATAATTCAGCAGATAGCCAAAAAACGCAATGTTTTCGCTATTGCGTTGCCAATCCCCGGCGTGGTCGATGATGGCTCGCTCCTGCCATGACGCCGTCTCGCGGTAGGTCAGCACCTTGCCCCACTCGACTTCCCCGAGCGTCAGGATGCCCTGCAATGGGCTGCACTGCATGGCGGCGCGGGCTTGGGCGGGGTCGGGCCTGTTGATCTTGATAATCATGCGCCAACTCCATCGGTTAGATCGGCTTCGTCAACAGTCCAATGGTTGCGCCATTTCCGGTCGGTTGGAACGTCTGCAACGTCCACAATCTTGTATGGTCTGCCCGTCGGCACGTCTTTTGCCGCGATTTCCTCAAGTGTCAGTCCGCAATCTACGGGTCTGACAATTACCACGCCGCCGTCGTCGTTTTGGTAGATGATGCATTTGTCTAGCATTGTCCTGCTCCTAACGGAAAATTGAAACCATTATCACGGGCGCATCAGCGAGAAGGTCACTGCTAGCATCGACTAGCGCAAGTCGAAATGAACCAACAAGATTTGTGATCTGATACGCGTTTATGTTGTTCTGGCTGGCGTTTGGGAAAGTGTTAAACCCAAAACTGATATTTGCTACGTAATCCGCATTAGGCATTGCTGTCGCAAAGTTGACCCGATAGTCACCTGTGCCAAAATCCGATATGCTCGACACATTCCCGGCGGCCCGAACTGATGCCGCGCCATCCCCATTAAAATTCACCCACGCGCGGCAGGCGAAAAGCGGGGCGACGCCCTGAGGCGCGAGAACAGCACCATTTAAGTTAATGCCGCCGCTGGAAGAGATAATCACGCGCCCCGTACCCACGTTTTCTACAAATAGATCCCCGTTTGTACCGGGAGCACGCCCTACACGCGCGCCAAAAACACCCGAGTTAGCCTCACCGTATGCATGAAAGTCTATGAGTGACGCTCGATCACCGCTCGCGCTGCGGCCTAAGTCAAGACTCGAAAGACTTTCGCTTTGAAGGGATTGCAGGCCTAAAGTAGCCCGCTGCGCCTCCGGGTTTGCATCATCCAGCAAGGCCCAGCCCGCCGCTGTCACGTTGGCAAACTCAACGCCATTGCCTGAAGCGTTCACCCGCAGCGCGTCAAGTTGTCTTCCGGTCAACGGGGGTAAATTGCCCGCAATAAGTGCTGCCCGCAGCTGATCCGCCCACGCCCCAAACGACGCCAAATCAGGCGCGAATTGCAGCGCCTGCCAGTCAAGAAACGCATCAACATTCGTGTCAAACGCTGTCTGCGCCTGACCTTTGTCCGGGATCGTGCCGGGGTATTGTCTGATTACTGGCGCGGTCATAGCGTCTCCACTTCAAGTTGTACTTTTGTTATGCCGCGCACGTCTGCGACTGTTTGGCACGAACTGACGAAACCATAAGCTAAAAATTCAGGATTGTCATCAGGTCCGGCGAACACCGCTGCCACCCCGTCCAGATCATCAATTGTTCGCCAGAAAGGCGCGGATGCGTAGCTATCCAAGTGGACGCGATAGCCAACGCGCGATGCGGGTGTGCGGCGCAACAGCGATGTCAGTGTGCCTTCGGTTTTCTTTACGGACCGGCTGCGCAGGCCTCGCGTGGATGCCACTTCGACAACGCCATATGCGTCAGCCAATCCCATCGCAATCGTGCTGACCGCCGCCGTTGATCCTGTGTTTGTAATCGTGACCACAACGGTTGCGCCGATTGGGATGTTCAGCTCAAAATTGGTATATGTCCGCTCCAAAGACTGAGGCGCAAAAAACCACCGAAAAAACGATCCTTCGTATGGCGTCGCGTCGGGCACGTCATGCGTCACGTCCGCAACATCGCCCGTCGTGTCCAGCGTGCCGACGATCCTGATTTGGGTCGCCTGCAATCCGAAAAACACCATGGCCGACAATCGCGGCAAGCCCTCCAGCGTGTAAGTGATACTGTCCGCGCGGCTTGTTATCGTGTCGATCACGCGGAACTTATCCGCGCCGAATTGCAGATCGAACGCCGCGTAACGATTAGCCGGTCCAGCGTCAAACCACTCAGTCGATGCGACCAGTCCAGGCTCTTGCGTTGTGCTGGCGGCCGATACCTCGAACAACCGCTCACCCACCCGTCGCACGTCGCCCAAGTTATAGGTGCCCGCCGTCCATGCCGTTTCCAGCGCAACGTTGGTGCTGTCGATGTTGGTTTCGGTTATCGCAAAAGGTTCAATGATCCGCAGGGTCATAGGGTCTGCTCCAACTGGAATGCCAGCGTGTCGTCTGCCGCGTCGGCACCGCGTCCAGTGTTGCCCGCCGTGATTTCGGACGACGACACCAGCCGCTCCATCGACACGTTAAGCGCCCGCAACTCTGCGCGCAACTCTGCATCGGACTCGCGCGGCGTAAACGACTGGTTATTGCTGTTCCTTGACAAGGCGCGGGTAAAGTCTTGCCCGGTTGCGAACAAATCCTCATTGACCAGCGCTCGCAGACTATCCCCCAACGCGTCGGCCCCTGCGCTGATCTCGGCAAAGGCGGGCGAAAGCTGCATCAGTGACGCCACCAGCCTGCTGTCTCCCAGCGCGTCCGCTTCATCCACAAGCGCCCGGAATGCAGCCCGCGTGGACGGCAGAGTGTTGATGCCCAGCGCCAGCATTTCAATGGATAGCAATTCAGTCGCGCGCGCCACCCGCTCCGCATCGGTAAAGAAATTCTGGTAGTATGATTGCGACACCGCGTTGAAGTTTTCCAGCGACCCGAACAACTGGACAAACGCCGCCGCCGCCCCACCGCCCGCAAGCGACACGTCGTAAAGGTTCATGCGGAAGTTGCCCATCCATCCGTTGACCGCCACCAGTGACTGCGCCAGCCGTTCCAGTGTAGCCGCCGAACCCTCTCCTGTGATGGCAAACCTTGCCAGCCCGCCGACCATCCCGGCCATTGCGTCCGCCATGCCTAATAGTGCATCCTGAATGGCCTTTTGCGCAGCCTCGTCCGACAAGCCCTTTGTGGAGACGCTCAGAGTGTGGGCGAAGTTGTCAAATGTGCTTCCTGCGATACCGAGCGCATCTGCGGAGGCCAGAACGCTGGCTTGTAGACCTCCAACAACATTCGTAAACGCGTCGCTTGTTTCCTTACTTGCTGCGGTGATGCTGGTGCGCACCCTTTTTGACAGGCCCCAGAACCGCTTTGTTTCAATGGTGCGGAAAGTCTGCACCAAGCTGTCCATGCCGTTGACAGTGACTTTCAAGCCCGCGTCGAGTTCTTTGGTTTTCTTTTTGAAGAAGCTGAACACGCCAACGATGGCAAGCAGTGGTAGGGCAACAGCACCCGCAGCCATTGCAAACCCGCCAAGGCTGGCCGTAGCGCCTCCCAGTGCTGTTCCAATAGCACCAAACCCGCCAGCAAGCCCACCAGATGCCAGACCGCCTAACACGTTGCCCACGCCGCCAAGGAAGCCTGCACCGTTCGCAAGTCCGGCAATGCCGCCGCCCGTACCAAAGCCGCCCACAAGGCCGCCCAGCAAGCCGCCCCCGCCGCCACCTGCGCCGCCAATCGCCTGTGCAGCAACCCCGCCAGCGCCTGCACCGCCGCCAGAGAACCCAAGCCCGATCATGATGCGGTTGCGCACCGCCATGCTGATCATCTGCGCCAGCATGCTTTTGAAGCTGTCCAGAACCGACCGCACGAAACCCTTGAAGTCGCTGAAACCGCGCATGACAAACTCGCCGAAAGCGTCTGACACGCTGCCGATCCCGCTCAGCAGCACCCCGCCCAACTCACGCCCCATTTCAACGGCAGATTTCGTGCCGTCTGCCATCGCCTCAGCAAACCCGCCCGCAAACGTGGTGGCTTCCTCGATTGCAGCCGCTGCCTTGCCTGCCGATCCACTGCCCGATCCGGTTGTGCCGTCGCCGCCGATGTCTTCTAACGTCTTGCTCATGGCAGCGGCAGCGGCAGCAGCGTCATCAGTCTCGGCAGATGTTCCTGCCATCGCATCACGCAGCGCCCCTACGCTTGCAAGCGGTGCAGTTAGGCTACTGCCGAGCGTTTCCATCGCGCGGGACGCCCTTGTAGCTGCGAACTCTGCTTCTCGGACTGCTACATCCATGGGCGCGCCACCTAAGGGGCCGTCTGAAATTGCGCCGATCCTAGCACCGGATAGATTTGTCCCGAACAGACCATTCAACCCTTGCGCGACCGACCATGTGAGGTCTTGGAACCCTTGAAGCATGGATCGCAGAGCATCCAAGAAAAACGATGACATTGACGCAGATCCGGCCTGCACTGCCAGCGGCACAAGCCCGAACGCGGAAGACACGCGCCCGAACACTTCGGTCGCAACGTTACCAAGAAGATTGAACGCGACACCCGCACCTCCGACCGCACTGACCAGCCGCCCAAACATTGCGACCAGATACCCTGCCCCGACAATCAACGCGCCGATGCCCGTTGTTATGAGCGCGGTCTTGAGAAGCGCCAATGCGGCAGTCAGAGAAAAGGTGGCAATCACCGCCGCGCCCATCGCCACAACGTAAGGCCCCACAAATACCGCAGCAGCAATGCCAGCGCTGTATGCAATGACATCAATGTTTTCAACCACGGCCGTGATCACGGGCAACAGCATGGTCAGCGCGTTTATGCCCATCTCAGCCGCCGCAAACAGCGCCGTGCCGATAGACTGCACCGCCGCGAAAAATGCCGGATTGGCCACAGCCGTCGTCAGTCGCTCAATGGATGCGCGCAGGTTTTCAGACCCCGGCCCGGACAACTCAAACAAGTCACCAAAGGCGTTGCGCAGGGATGCCAGCGCGCCACCCAGCGTGTTGCGCGCAGCCTCTGCCGATCCGCCGAACTGCCGCTCCAACTCCGCCAGGATGATTGTCTGCGCGCCGATTGTATCGTTGGCATCCACCATGCCTTTGACCATTTCTTTCTGCGCCTCGGTGAACTGGATGCCTGACCGGGCCAGCGCCGTCATGCCCAAAACAGGATCGTTCAACGCCTTGCCGACTTGCAGCGCCGCCGAGTTCAGGTCAGTGCCCATCGCCGTTGCCAAGTCCAGCGTGGCTTTGGTTGCCGCGTCAAACTGGTCGCCCTTAATCTGCGTGAACGTCAGTAGCAGACCCTGCATGGCGTTGATGGTTTCATCGCCAAAATTTGTGACCTTTTGAAGCGCCGCCGCGTGCCTATTCAGGTCGGCCACGCTCTTACCCGCCGCCCCGCCAGTTGACGCAATGGCCGCGCCAAGCTGCGCCTGTGCTTTCTCATTCGTCACCGTGGCGTCGATGAAGCGGTTAAGCTGCGAACTCAGCGCGGCGATGCTGACCACGGCGGCCAGTGCGCTTGCAGCCGCAACGGCCAAGCCCTTACCCATACCCGCAAACGCACCTTGCGCACGGCCTGCGGATCCACCAGCCCGGTCACCTGCCCCGGCAAACCTGTCAAGATCACCGCTGGCTGTCCGCACGTCCCGGCTGTCAACCTTCAGCCCGACCGATGCCATGTCATCCATGCAGACTACCCCCTAAACGGCTGCGGCGTGTTTTTGCCATTCGACTCAAACAATTCACTGGCGTAAACCCCGCTCATTTTTTGTAGCCATTGCGCTTCGTCGCCTTCAAACCTCAGCCCCACATTCGCGGCCCATGCCTGAATTTCTAAATGGGACAGGGCCACCGGCCCCGTCCCGCCTTGCATGACCGGCCCGACATCCATCAGCCATTCCGCAAGATAAGAACGAAATGGGAGTTCAGGAAAGTCCGGTTCTTCATTTGCCCGCTCCAAAAAACTCCACCGCGTCTGCTTTATGTCCTTTGGCTGTGCGCATAACCAAGCGTGTTGTCGCGCCCAGAGACAAAGCGCCTCTAGGCTTGTGCGAAAAAATTGGCCCGGTCCTTCAAGAACTCAGTCACTTCGTCAAGGATCGACGGATATTTCCGGTAAATGGCGAACGCCGCGTCTTCCGAAAACCCCACCGGCTTACCGTCAAGGCTCAGGTTTTCCCACCCGATTGTCTGGTCGACGGCTGTTTGAATGATACCATCTTGCCCTTCGTCGATCAGCGCACCAAGTTGCGCCTCGGTCATTTTGGCGAAGTCCATCTTGCCGCCGCGCCGCTTCAGGATGCTGGTTGTACGCTTGCGTGCCTTGGCCTTTGCCGCTGGCGCGTCCATGCCAATCAAATTGATGCGCATAGGCTTGGTCAGATCGGGCGTGCCGTCCTTGCCTGTGACGTATGCCGGCGCGTCTGTGCGCAGGTTGGTCAAGTGCAGCCAGGCGCCGGCCTCTGCCGCTGATACTGAGTCGAAACAATCCATGGTTTATATCCTGTTGGTTGTGGTTAAAAGTCGGGGGATGCGGTCAACCACGTCGCACCCCCCTAGCCTGCGGGGAGGTGCAGGATTACGGCGCGGCGACCTCAACGTCGGCGCGCGTGAACTCGATGTTGCAGCTTGCCATGTTGACGGACCCGACCGACTGACCGCGCGGGAAGGACATGACCTTGCCCATGATGTAGCGGATTGTGCCGTCGCTGCGGGTTTCGCGGAAGCTGATTTCATTCTTGGATGCCAGCGCGGCAAGCAGGATGATCTGGCCAGCGTCGGCGGAATCATAGCCGAGCGGAATAGTGATTGAACCGTAATTCAACTCGCCGTGGAACTTGTTCACAATGCCGGTCTTGAGCGGGGTAAACGTGACCGCAGAATAGGCCGCGCCAAATTCTGGAACTTCGGATGCTTCACCCACTTCGGTCCACGTCAGCGCGACGTATCCGGCTGCGTCAAAGGTTGCTGGGGTAGCTGCCGAGACGGACAAAAACCCGCCGATGCCTTCAGTAAGTGCCATGATATCTTCCTTTCATGGGGTGGATAGGCGGGATGCCTATTACAGGACTGGGACAAGACCCGATGTAAACTCGACCAGAACTT